CACCCGACGTCCTGCGCCAGTACTCCATAGCGCCACAGCGGCACCGCCGCGTCCCAACGCTCGATGAAATGGAACCCGAAGGGCACCAAATCCCACGGCACCGCCGTCCCCGCGCGCACAAAGAGCGTCCGCTCCCAGGGTGGGGAGCTGTAGTCATCCCAGAGCACCGGCAGCTTCTCCCGCTTCGCACGTGCCTCGATCTTGGCGTCCCACCCGATCAGTACGATCCCCGCAGCTTTCATTTGCGTACCCGCATCTTGATCGCGAAGCTGGTCCCGGCATTGTTCAGCTTCGCCGGCTGCACGATCTCCCACTTCTGCGTGGGATAGAAACCGTAGTCATGTCCGTACTTCGTCGCCGGGTCGAACACGTCGCACGTCCGCAAGCTGAATCGCCAGTAGTGCGTCGGATCGCGATAACTCATGTCGCTGTTCCAATACGGCAGCTTCATGTGCAGCACGCCCCCGGGTCTGAGGATTCGCCAGCACTCATTCACCGTGTCGATCAGCGTGTTGCGCAGGTGCTCAAACACCGCGCAGGCCACGATCATGTCGAACGTAGCGTCCTCCCACGGCCACGGCAGATCGTTCAGATCGTGCGCCACCGTCACATAGGGCCGCTCCGGGTCCAACGTCAGGTCGTGGTTCACCACGATCCCGCCGTCAACCGGCGTCACCGGCTTGTAGCCTGCCCCCAGGTTCAGAATATCCATCAGTGTCGTCTCCCTTTTCGCGACCCTTCGAAGCGCTTCACCGCCTCCCAGGCCGCCGGACTGTCGATCCGCCCGCTGATCATGCCCTCCCAGCGCCGCGCGTCCCCCGGATAGTGCATCAGGCCCGCCGTCTGGATCCCCTTGGTGTACTTGGGGAACGTGTTCCACTCATTTCCCAGCAGGTACACCTTGAGCGGATCCGTGTACATCGCCCGGATCAACGCGCCCTGGTCCCTGCCCGCGTAGCGCTCCCATTCCGCCAGCCAGCGCGCGAAAAACGCCTGCACCCGGCCGCTGCGCGTGAACGCCCACACTCCGCCGTTGTACTGCAGCGTGTGCAGCGTGTAGATCTGCCGCTCCGTATCCCGCAGCTCCACTGAGTTGTTGCGCCGCTGGAACGCGTGCATCGTATCCATCAAATGCGGATCCTTGCAGATTACGAACTCCCAACCGTCCTCGATAAGCTCAAAATAGAATCGAATGTCCCCGACCACCTCGGTGTCCGCATCCAGATACAGCACCGTCTGCCACTCCGCCGGCGCCAGCTCATACGCCCGCAGCTTGTTGCGCCGGCCGCCGATGTCCGAGTCGGGTTCCACGATCAGCACGTCCTCCGGTCCAATCTTCTTCGCTGCACACAGCGCGATCGGGATCTCCGGCATGTGCCGCTTGGCGCTGGTCATCATCCGCAGCGCGCTCTCCCGCGCCGGATCCCCGAACGCCACGCAGTAGATCCCCCGCTTGCTCTTCGTCCCGTGCTCCACGGGTTCAGGCCGCACCTCTGCCTCCACCGCCACCCAGCCCGCTTCTTCCCCTCGTAGGGCTTCTGTGCCCTGCGAGGGTTTCTGCTGCTTCCCGCCGCTCATCGCTACCCCGCCATCCACTCCGATCTGCTCCGCTGGATCGCCTTTTCGCTCATTCGCTCCCGATTCCGATCGGCATGCGCTGATCCGCTCCAGCGCCTCCGCGTGCCCCGCGCACCACGCCTCGCGCGAATACGGCTCCGTCACCGCCCGCAGCGCCTCGCGCTCCACCGCCGGCCGCGCCTTCAGCGCCTCCGCAAACGCCCGGTGCAGGTCCGCTGCGTCCCCGCGGTCATAGCGATGGATGCCCAACGTCTCCGGAAGCTCATCCAGCAACCCCACGCCCCGCGGCACCACCACCGAGACCCCGCACGCGAGCGCCTCCAACGGCGGCATCGGAACCCCCTCCACCAGCGCCGTGCACACCAGCACGTCCAGCGCCTGGTAGAACCCGGGCATGGCTTTCCACGTGTACTTCTTCGTCGGCACCGGCCACCCGCGCCCCGACGCCATCCAGCTCACCTTCTGCCCCAGCGCCGAGGCCACCAGCCCCTGGGCCAGGTCCTCGCCCTTGCGGCCGTTCTGGTACGTGTACCCCGAGAACCCCGCTCTGATCTCCCTCCCTCGCAGGGTTTCCGCACCCTGCGAGGGGTTCGGGATCACAAACCGTTCCCGCTCCACCGGCGGATGGATCTGCGCCGTCAGCCCATAGGGCTCCAGTACACGCGCATACATCCCCGCCGTCGCCACGCGCAGATCCACCCGCCGTGCCACGCTGTCAAAGAGCTTCGCCTTCTGGTTCCCCGGCGGCTCCTCCTCGCGGTGCGTGAAGTACGCCCCCACCGGCACATCGGGCCAGTCCTTGATCAACTGCGCCTCGAAGTACCCCGAGAGGTAATAGGCATCGAACCCGGGCTCTGGCACTGCGCTCACCGTCCAGCCCAGGCCCTCCGCCAGATAGCGGCTGAACCGCGGCAATACCCGATCCTCCTTCAGATTCCGGCAGACGACGTTGACCCGCATCCGCTCTCCTCTGCCTCCTCCCCTACGGTCCGCCGTGGGGGAGGGCTGGGGAGGGGGGTCCGCTCCCCCCTCTTCACCTCAGAGCCTCCACGAATGAGCTACTCAGCCTCCGCTTTTCGCTCATTCGCTCATTCGCTCACTCGCCCAGCCGTTCTGACGGCCTAGCTCCCGCTCTCCAGATCCACGATCACGAACCCCGTGGGCCGGATCACTCCGAAGGCCGCGCGCATCTCCGCGAGGATCGCCACCATGTTCCTGATGAAGAAATCCTCGTGGGAGTTGCTCACCTGGATGTTGGCCTGCTCGCGGTCCCAGACGACCGCCTTGCGGAAATCGCCCATCAGCGCCGTGCCCTCGTCGATCGCCTCGCTCTCGACGGCCGGAACGCGCCAGATCCGCGGCACCCCACCGTCCACCGGCCCGCCGAAATAGAAGCGTCCGCTGTCGTCCTTGATCAGGTCGACCGCCTCCATGTCGTTCGGGTGCAGTACGATCGCTGTCGGACGCGACCGCCCGCTCACCGCAAGCGTAGTGCGTGCCTTGCGGATCGTGGTGAGGATGTCGGTGTCCCACGCCTGGGTCAGTACCCCGGCCGTGTTCATGATCCCGGTGAAGTTCTCGCCGGTCCCGTTGCCGTTGAGGATCTGGTCCTCGAACTCCTCGTTCAGATCGTCGCGCAGCTCCTGGTCGATCAGGCCCCGAATCTGGCTGGCGTCCGAGAGCGCGCGCCGCGTCGCCGGGATCCAGACCGCGATCGTCTTCACCGCTTCCTGGACCTTCTCATATGCGACCGAGCCCTCGGGCTTCTCGCCGCTCACCTCGCCGGTCGAGCCGGCATAGGTGGTGACATTCGCCTCAGCCACGGGCGCAGCCTGCTGCACCTTCGTGGTCTGCCGGACGAACTCCACCAGGTCGCTGGTCGTGCTGCGCCGTGCCACCAGGTCGAGCACCGTGGTCGGATAGCGCCCCAGGGGCTCGTAGATCCCGGTATAGTCGGTCTGCACGAACGCGCCGGCGCTGGTGTCCGAGCTCCCGGTCACCAGGTCCTTGCGCCCGAACAGGTTCTTGAACCGGATCGCCGGGCTCAGGAGTGCCGCCTTGTCCGGAATGCGCCCGTCAGGCGCCATCGTCGCCAGCCACGCCTTGAACTCCGGAGAGTTCACGAAGCGCTCGCCGACCGTGCCGTCGAGTCCAGCCTTCCCCGGATCGGCCTTCACGGCCTTGTCCTCGCCGGCGAACTCCGCCAGCGCTGCCCGCAGCGCCACATCCCCCTCAGCCGCCTGCAGCTCGCCCTTGAGCCGCTTGGCCTCCTCGAGGAACCCCGCGACCTTCCCGCGTTCCTCTGCGGTGAAATCGCGCTTCTCCGCCTCTGCCGTCTCGCAGATCGCGCGTGCATCGAGCAGCGCCTTCTGCATAGCATCTTTCTTATTCATCTCACCCCTCCTCAACCAATTCGATGTCGATCTCTGCTATCACCACCTGCGGCGTCGGTCCGCTAGGAGCACCGGTGTCCGTGCCGGTCTGTCCATCGCCCTCTCCCGCATCACCCTGAGCATCGTCCCCGATGCCCTTGATGGCCGTCGTGTGGGTCCCAATGCCCGCGCCCAACATCACCGGGCTCACCTCGTGCACCGTCAACCCCTCTAAAAATCGCACCTCGCGGTCCCCGAACTTCCCCACGCTCCACTTATCGATGTCGAAGCCATAGGACCACTCCTGCAGCTCTTCGAGCGCCTTGACCGTGCGGTATGTTTCGAGCCCTGCGTTCGTGTCCAGGAAGAACCGCCCCTCCACCCAGGCTTTCTCCTCGTCCGCGTGGATCACGCCCTTGCCCACCGGCAGATCCTGCCATCGGTGGCCCCAGTACGCGATGCGCACCTTCTGCCCATCGCGGAACGCTCCTGGCATGGTCACATCCCCATCGTGATCCACCACCCCCAGCGTCGCGAACACCGCGCTGAACTCCCCCGTCTCCTCTGGCCCTTCTTTGAGCACCACCGGCGCCCTAAATACCTTCGTCTTCATCGCCCGCTCCCCTTCTGCTCGCCTTCTCGCTACTTCCCATACACAAGGTCGCAGTTACACCCGGCCGTCTCATCCGCGCTTCCCCGGCTGTCCCCGGGCCACCGCAGTCCATTCGGGAACGTCTCGCGGATCCCCACCGTCACCCCATTCAGGGCCGCGTGCGTGTCCCGCGGATTCTTGCCCGTGCGCCACGTCTTCGTCCGCAGTCCCCCCTGCCGGGCCGCGTCCTGCGTCCCGAAGTTCACCAATCCCGTCACCCGCGTGATCGCGAACTGCCCCGCGCGCACGCCAACGGCCAGCTCGAACACCCGCCGCACTGCCGTCACCGGTTCATCCTCCAGCAGCGCCCCCTCGAGCTGTTCCCGGGTCGTGGCATTCGCATACTCCGCCGCGATCCGGGCATTCTCGCGGATCCACGGCAGCAACTCCTCTTCCGAGAGCGTGAACTTTAGCGCCTCCGCCACATAGCGTGCCCACGCCATCACCGTCTCCACCGACAATCCCAAGAAGTCCTCACTCAGCTCGCGGTCCCAGCGCTCCGCATCCCACAGCACCGCCATCTCCGGCATCTCCGCCTTCGTCTCCGCTCCCTCCCCGCCATTCTGATGGGGGGGAGGGCTGGGGTGGGGTGGTCTGCTCTTCGGCAGCTTCGCCTCCACCGCCG